CTGTAACGCCCCGCGCTTTAGGGCAAACAGTGACTCAAGGGGGTCAGGTAGCCATATGTGGCCCCGCTCATCAGGTGAGGTCGCTGGCACGGTGAATGACTATCTCGACGGGGGACATACTGCCATCCTCTGACGTGTGATTGAGGTTTTCAGTCTCCCGCCAATTCATCTGTGTTTTGGCCCAGAACATAGCCGCCCGCAGACAGTCAGAATGTGATGCGCCATTTGCCAGGGCTGCACCGCTTGCCGCCTGGTATAGATATTTGCCAACCACCGCATGTGCCTTGGTCCTGGCAGTATCCAGCTCCTCCCTGTAATACTCACGCAGGGTGTGCGGGCAGACTTCGATATACTTGGCTATTTCATCCTGCGATACGCCATAGGTGCACAGCGCCGATACTTCTGAGCGGGTTTTATCGGTTGGCTTGTGCTTACGCCTGCCCATTATGCTGCACCTGTTAAATGGAGCGTGTGGGTCGGTACTGCCCCGCCGCATTCTGACTGGTCGCCAGAGTTAGCCTTTTTCACACGCTTTGGATAGGGTTTCGCTAAATTTCTTATTATCGGACAAATACCTGAATCTAGCGGCATTACATATTTATGTTTTCCTTTTGTTCTAATTTCCGTAGCCCTCGGATCAAGCCGCCTGGCGCCTTTTATACTGTTTTCACCAGCGGATGCGCCCACGCTTCGGCAGTGCATTTTTTTGCCATTGACTAAATATCCCTGCCTGCCGCCTACATTTGAAGCGCCGAGATATGCCCAGTTTCCTGCCTGATATATTCCTCCACTATGATCCTGGTCGATATCTGCAAACGATATTACGCACTTAATTCCTGGGCATTGTTTTTTCAAAAAAGAAAACGATATTTTTAGGATACGAGAAACAGGCGTAACATGGCTATTCAGCGCCACCCGAGTAAGTTCGCACATTTCTGTGTTTTCCAAATCCATTGTACGCTTTGCCCAAACATACAAAGGCGGTGATGCGCCGCAGGAAAACAGTACCACGCCAATAAACACATTGTTTTCCCATACGCCAATTTTCACCATTTTCCCGGCTGGCATACATTCACTATAGTGCCAATTCCGGCAAGCATAACTAGCCGCTTTGTGCGTAGCCCAATCCAATTTCAAATCACATTTGGCCACGGGCATCGAACTCCCTCATGCAGCCGGGGCAGGTCACTAACTTAGGCTCAAGCTGATCCAGCCGTCCCTGTTCATCTTCACTGCCAGGCTGGAAGTCAGGCATAATAAACGATTCAATTTCATCCGTATCAAATCCGGTCAGCGCCAGGTCATAACCCGCATTGGACAGTTCATCGAATTCAATGGATAGCAGCTCGATATCCCACCCGGCATTAAGCGCCAGCTTATTATCAGCAATGATATAAGCCCGCTTCTGTGCCTCGCTCAGGTGGGAGGCTTCCAGTACTGGAACCTCAGTCATACCCAGCTTGCGGGCAGCTAATACCCTCCCATGCCCTGCTATGATCCCGCTCTCACCATCTACCAGGACTGGGTTGATAAATCCGAACTCTTTAATGCTAGCCGCTATCTGGGCAACCTGATTATCAGAGTGCGTTCTACTGTTACGCGCATATGGAATCAATGTATTAATATCGACTCTTTTATATACGGCATTTATGTTACCCATATTACTCCATATGGTTAGTGTTCGCTTACTGGTCTATGGGTGTATTCGTTGGGATTAGAACCCCAGTTTAATAATTCGTGCTAATTCAGTGGCGCGGTTTCCGGTTTGTTGGGCAAAGCGTGAATCTATGATCTCATTCCCCGCCCTATCGTATTCTTTGTTGATTAGCGCCTCGCGTAGTTTCTTGAATTTCATAAAGCCTGCCGGACCTACGCAAAAGGCTAAATCCAGTAATGCAGATTTGCGGTGAGGGTCCAGTGATTGCCAATAGGGTTGCGTTACCAGAAAATCCCTTGTATCGGTCAGGTCGTGGGATAGTAGTATGTGGGCCTCGGCTTCTGATATTCCCTTGTCTGTCAGGTTTCGGCCTATACCGATTGTCGTCTTGCCCGAGGTACATAGGTAGGGCTTTAATACCAACCCCTCATGGGCTCGCAATAATCCCTCGGCCAGTGACATTGCGGAATAGTCCTGGCTGTGCGCGGTTGTTTTTGCCATTACACAGCCCTTGTTTTTGCCCGCAATGACAGCTCCCAGTGCCCTATCTCAGTGCCGGTCCCTATAACCTCAACCATAGCTGTATATGAGGCGTTATGGACCAGGGCAAGGTCATCATCCAGTGTTGCCCGGTAAAGCCCTGCGGCCACGTGTGACATTGTGGCGGGCCATGCTTGGCCTACAACATCAACATCGAGGGAGTCTTTTAGCGTCACCGTGACTGTAGCTGCGGTATCAACCACCTCTGTTGCCGTATTGGTTAAGCCCGTCAGCTCAATACAGTTATTATTGGCGATATAAATTGTGAGGGCCATACCTTAAATCTCCGTTGTCAGCGTGCCGTCTGCGGCCAGGGTTGCACTTAATAATGCCTCGGTCGTGAGGGTCCCACCCATTAGCGGGTATGCTGTCAGCGTAGCGGTCAAGCATCCGTCTAGTACGATAACCGTTTTACCGGCAAAGCTCCCATACTGAGCCCTGGGCGCGCCGTTTAATCCAAGCCGGGTAGTGGCCATTAGACGATAACGAAAGTATCAGCCGCTGCCGGGGCGGTAGTAATAGCCGTAACGGTAATTGTCCCGGTCGCGCCTGTGTAGTCTGTAATATCTGAGGCTTCCCCCGCCGCAATACCCGAGGTAAAGACAACCACTCTGCCAATATAATGGTCGTCTGTTCCTTCGGCCAAGTCTGTTTGAATAACGGTCGTTGATGGGGTCCCCTCACAGGCACCAGGTACAATGCCCAGCGCACTTGCAGAAAGGTTAGCAGCCGCTGTAGCACTACCGCCCACCGCAGATACGTTAGAGTCCATTCTGCCACCTACCAGCGCAGCGGGTAGGAGCGCAGGGAGAGCTGTCCCGGTATCGGTTTCAATCGCGTCAATACTCGCTTGGGTCGCGGTGAGCAGGTTTACCCCACTGGCCCCGGTGATAATGTCCAGATCAGCTTGAGCGGTAGCAAGTGCTGTCGCGGTTGCCGCTGAGTCTGTGCCTCTCATATCTGTGTTGGTGGTACAGGTGTCAACCAGATCAACATTCACAACCGCGCCAGTCAGGGTAGTGATTGCTCCAGCGGACACGATATCAGTAGCCGCTACGTCATTGAGCGCCGCAATTGATGCTGCCGTGGCAAGTCCTACCTGAACTTCAGTGGTGAAGTCGGCAGCCGTTCCCGCAGCGGTCAACCAGTTGGCGGGAATCGTGGGTAAGTTGGTCAAGTTGGTTGCTGTTGTTGTGGTTGTCACTAGATCAAGCGCGCCCGATGTCGTATTCAGTGCGTTTCCGTCACTGACGATTGCGGTTGCTGCAAGATCGTTCAAGTCATCGGTTAATTTAGTCCGTAGATCGAACTCATAGGCGTCATCAGCCATTCCAGACACTGAGAATTTAATAATAACTTTATCGTGGTTTAGCTCGGCGGCGGTCAGGTCGATTTCATATACCCCGGTTGATCCTATCTCACTTGCAGTATCTGTTATCGCCAAAGTGGTCCAGGCTCCGGCACCGTCTTTGGAGTACGCCGTATCAACAGGGCTTAACCCGGTTTTATAGCTCGCTGGTGTGGTGCTGTCTATTGCCGGGAATGATAGATAATAGGTGGCATTTTTCTTAGCGACAATCATCGGAATAAACCTCTTTGCATGGCCCTTGCCAGCCCTCTACCAAAATCCAGTACTGTAGTGGTCACGACCCCCGCTGCTTTTGCAGTAAACGCCTCTTTCTTGCCAACTCCCGCAATACTGGCCCCTATACGTGTTTTTTGCGAACCCGAAACGGCCATTATATCAACCTGGCGTTATGTGAGCTGGTCGGCGCGAAGGGTATCGCGGTAATGGTTGCGGTAGTGGTCGATCCGACATAATCGGTAATATCCGTCACCACCCCTTTTAAAGTGCCGTCTGTGAAGACTAACAACCGCCCATTGTATTGGTCATTAGTCGCGCTACCCGCCCCACCGTCAACCAGATTCAACACAGCAACGGTCGTACTGCCACCCGCTGTAGTAAATGTGACGGGAAGGCCGGTCGCTGCGTTTTCTACCATGTAGGCCAATTCAGCAGTAGTTGGAATGCGGGTTTGGATATCATCAGTATCCGCTTGCAGTGTGGCTATCAGTGCGGGAATATCGGTTGTGGTATCCGTTGCCACGGTGTCAAGAACGGCTTTCAGTGCTGTCAATCCATCCGTGCCATTGGCAAGATCGTTTATAGCGGTAGTCACATCACCTGTTTGTAACGTGTTCCCTGTATAGGTGGTTAGAGTATCCACTAAGTCTACGTTGACCACTGCTCCGGCCAGGGTTGTGATTGCTCCCGATG